AACCATTGGAGAGCATGGCCAGAGGATACAACCCCGTCTCCCGTGTGGAGGAACTGAGACAACGTTTTGAAACAGTCCGACAACAAGGACTTTCGGCACAGCAGTCGTACCAGCAGGACTATCCTCAGTATCGAAGTGCCTACGATGAAGCAGTTGCCTTTGAACCCCAAGTTCGGAGTGCCTACGATGCTTTTCAAACGGAAAGGACTCAGGCCCGTCTGGATGCTTACAACGCACTGTTATCGACCTACGAGGGTCTCCAGGCCAATTACAAGGCATACGAACCGACTCTTCAGCAGTACCAGACCACGATGCAACAGAGTGGCGCAGAGTTAGACCAGATCAACGAGATGCTTCCGTCCTTATTGAAACAGATTGAAGTGGAACGAGATCCGAGGAAGCAGGGAGTTCGCAGAAACTATCAGCAGAGCATTCTGACTTCTACCGTCCGGAGTCCTTCAGCCATCCGATGATTGAAAAGTGTACTCTAGCCGATGTAGATGCCTTGATGGCAGATCTCCGGAACATGTATGTCGAAATGGCCCCCTTCGGAAAGATGGATGAAGAGAAATGTATTTCGTTTCTAACCGACAGTATTCAGCACCACGTAGTTCTGAAGAAGACTGAAGACGAAAAACTCTTGGGACACATGGGTCTGAGAGTCGAAAGCCACTGGTACACTAAGGATGTTGCTCTTTATGAATACTATGTCTACGTCCATCCGGAGCACAGAAAAACGAGAACAGCCTTTGAACTCTACAAAGTAGCGAAGTCCGTAGCACAGTCAGTGAAACTACCGTTTTTCTATGGAACCTTCCGAAAACCAGAGTCTGATTTTGAACGAGTGAATAAATTTCTGAAACGCCAAGGGGGGCAACAGATTGGATCACAATATTTTATAGGAGCATAGTATGAGTTTTCTAGGTGATATACTGAATTTATCTGGGGCAAGCACAAGTGGCGGATCTAGTAAAAGTGGCGGGAAAAGTAGCGGATACAGTAGTGGTGGGTTTAAATTCTCTCCAATTGACATCAGTGTTCCAGAAGGTGGTTTCAAATTCAATATACCAGATTATTCAGCGATCACGAACACAGCACAACAAGCTGTAGAAACAGTAACAGCACCTGCAGTCCAAGCAGTAGAACAAGTAGCTAAGCCGGTAGAACAAGCCGTAAAGTCAGTAACAGCACCCGTAGTCAAAGCAGTAGAGCAGGTAGCGAAACCCGTAGAGCAGGTAGCCCAGACAGCAGTCCAGGCAGTCACCCCTGTGGTTGAATCCGTAGTGGATGTTGCCAAGGTTCCTGTCCAGGCAGTAGAACAGATCACAAAGATTGACGCACCAAAGGTGGTGGAGTCGGTAGTAAAGGAAACAATACTGGCCCCAGTAAAAACAGCCGAGACGGTAGTAAAAGCGGCAGAACCAGTAGTCAAGGCGGCTACACAGGTAGTTCAGCAACCCGTCAAGGCAGTCGAAGAGATTGCCAAGATTGATGTACCGAAGGTCGTAGAGAATGTAGTGAAGCAAGCAGCAACCACGGTGACAGAAACACCAAAGATGGTAGTGCAAATTGCAGAAAATGCTGCATTGAAACCTACTTCCAATCTAGCGATGGCTTTGACAGAAAAGGCAAAGGATGCATTGGAATTAACTTGGGATAATATCATTTCTCCATTTCAACCAGGAACGACAGAAGGGACGGTAGCAGCAGAACCTGCTGCAGCAGATCTGGATGCTAAGGGACTAACAGGAAACGAAGATCCTTTTGCGGATATTGAAACAAGTACCACCAAGGCAGACAAGATGACGGAGGAGGAAAGACTCCGCAGAATCAGAAGACTGATGTTGAACAGATATGGACGAGAAGACACGATTTTAACTGGAGCAAAAGATCCGATGAATCGTAGAAGATATGCGAGTGCATTATGAACATTCTCGAAGAATACGAGGCACTGAAAAGCGATAGAGGCAACTGGGAGAACCAGTGGCAGGATATTGCAGAACTGATGATTCCTCGTAGAGCAGACTTTACCAATCGGTATCGTGCTTCCGGAGAACAGAGGAGAGATCGGATCTATGAATCCACAGCAGTCCGTGCCTTGGTCCGAGGAGCATCCGGTCTACACAATACGTTGACCAGCAATACGGTTCCCTGGTTTTCATTGGAGACCGAAGATCCGCAGTTGATGAAAGAGAGAGAAGTCCAGTTATGGCTGGAAGAAACGACACGCAGAACGATGGCTGTTTTCAATTCTCCTCAGAGCAGTTTCCATTCTTCGATCCACGAATACTTTCTGGACCTGATGGCTTTCGGTACAGCAGTCCTGTTTGTTTCCAATGAACCTCCCTTCGGTCCCGTTTTCCGGTCTTATTTCTTAGGACACTGTTACATTGCAGAAGACAAACTCGGCAGAGTAGATGCCATCTACCGGACCTTCTGGGACACGGCACGATCTCTCTACCGTCAGTTCGGAGAATCGCTATCTGATGAAATCAAAAAGGCAGCAGACAACAATCCCTTTGAACGCTTTGAAATCCTGCATTGTGTCAAACCTCGGAACAAGTCCGGCAAGGGACAACTGTCGAAACCGTATTTATCGGCATACATCGAAACAGCAACCAGGAAGGAAATCCGAGAAGGAGGTTTTGAAGAGTTACCGTACATTGTCAGTCGATGGCAGAAGAACTCCATGGAAGTCTACGGACGAGGTCCAGGGATCGAAGCCTTGCCGGATGTCCGGATGATCAATGAGATGGAACGAATTGGTCTGATTGCACTTCAAAAAGTAGTCGATCCTCCGATGTTACTTCCAGACGATGGATTCCTCGGACCCGTAAGACTCCAGCCAGGAGGATTGAACTATTTCAGAGCCGGACTTGGACCACAGGATCGAATCACTCCGTTGATCACAAATGCCAGAATTGATCTCAATGAAGCAAAAATGGGTCAGGTCCGGAATGCGATTGAACGAGCATTCTACATTGATCTTCTGGAACTCCCTGGACCAACTGCTGCAGACGGGGATGTCCTCCGGTTTTCGGCAACAGAGATTGCTGCACGGCAGAGAGATCGACTTTCGATCCTTGGACCCATTGTCGCTCGTCAGGAAGTTGAACTGCTTGGACCTCTGGTCCTGAGAACAGTATCGATTCTCTTACGCAACGGTTCCCTTCCGGAAGCACCACAGTCCTTGCAACAGGCAGAGTTCAAAATCTCGTATTCCAATCCGGTAGCCATTGCTCAGAGATCCGGTGAACTCGCTTCGATTTCACAACTGATTCAGTTCCTTGTTCCATTTGCACAACTTGATCCGACTGTCATTGAACGTTTTGAAACCGGAAGAGTTGCCGAATTGGCAGCAGAGATTTTAAAAGTTTCTCCCTCAGTTTTCCGTACAGAAGCAGAACGGGATCAGAAGAAGAACGAGGAACTTCAGCAACAGCAGATGATGGAACAGATGCAACAGGCTCAAGTGATTGCCCAGCAACAGTCCTTGATTTCACAGTCTCGCAGAGACGAATCCGTAGCAACTCTTAATGAAGCAAAAGCCAGAAGCGCATGATCTTTCAAAAAAAGAGGCAGTCTGATTATCGGACTGTCTTTGACTCACCCCAAGGTCGCAAGGTCTTAGCGGACCTCTGCCAACGCCACTTCGTTTTCAATTCCACTCACATCCCCAATGATCCGTACACTTCTGCTTTCCAGGACGGTAGACGTTCCGTAGTGGTAGACATTTTACGGTATTTGAAGATTGATCTGGAGACTCTAGAAACCCAAATGGAAAGACCCTATGAATGAAGTTCCAACGGAATCCACCGAGACCACCGAAGCCACCCAATCCCCCATGGCGTTTGATCCGACTTCGTTACCGGAAGAACTGGCTCATGAACCGTCTCTACGGAATTTTGACGATGTATCAAAGCTAGCAAAAAGCTATGTCAATCTAGTTAAAAAAATGGGAGTTCCAGCAGAGCAACTGGTTCGACTTCCTTCTGACGGAAACTACGAGGAACTCTACAATCAACTCGGCAGACCTCCTGATCCACAGGGTTACGAAATCGATCTGTCGAATGACATCAATCTGGAGTACGTCAACAACGCTCACAAACTGGGTCTTTCCAAGGATCAGGCACGGAACGTCTACGATTGGATGATGAACAAGTATGAACAAGTTCGATCCCAGGAACGAAACGAGTACCAGGAAGCCGTACAGCAAGGGATTGAATCACTGAAGCGAGAATGGGGGACCGACTTTGAGAGTCAGACCCAGATTGCCAAACAGGCATTTCTTCAGTTAGCAGACGCAGATACGGTCAAGATGGTGGAAGCCTCCGGCCTGGGAAACTCTCCAGAGATGATCAAACTCTTCAACCGAGTCGGTCAAATACTAAAGGAAGATGGTATGCTACAGAACGATGTGGCTTTTGGTGACAGTGGGGGAAGAGCATCGATTGAAAGTCGGTTGCAACAGATCATGGATTCTGATTCTCCGTACTGGAATGGGATGCATCCCGAACACGATAAATACGTCAGTGAGGCATTGAAACTCCGAGAGCTTTTGACATGACAGAAGAACAGATTCAACTCCGATTAGAATGCTTGCGTATCGCAGTAGAAAACGGTACAGTGGCTGATATCAGTAACCCCATTGAACTTGCTGACCGATACTACCAGTGGGTCACAAAGCCCACCGATTCCCTCATGCAAAAGGAACGGAAACGGACAACCAGAGCCTGACCCGTACTTCTTCTGCTTCCTATCGGAATCCTGAGACATCAGACATCTGATGTAGGACAACTCCAATCATAGGCATGAGATCAATTCTCATCTCAGGTTGGATTATGTCTAATCAGGTAACGACTGCTTTTGTTCAGCAGTACTCCCAGAATCTAGCTCACCTCGCCCAACAGAAAGGATCACGCTTGCGTGGTCTGGTGCGAACGGAAGGGGTCCGAGCAAAACAAGCCTTTTTTGATCAGATCGGTTCTCAAACTGCTTCAGTCCGGACAACCCGTGGAGCAGACACGATCATCAACGATACGCCTCATGCCCGAAGACGAGTGACTTTGGCAGACTACGAGGTAGCAGATCTGATTGATGATCAGGACAAACTCCGAATGATTGTCGATCCAACTTCTTCGTATGCACAGGCTCAGGCTTTTGCAATCGGTAGAGCGATGGACGATGTCATCATCAGTGCAGCAACCGGAACTGCGTATACGGGCGAAACCGGAACAACTTCGGTGACTCTTTCCGGATACAACAGTGGTTCTCAGGTGATTGCTGCTGGTGGAACTGCGATGACCATCGCTAAACTTCGGGAAGCCAAATTCATTCTGGACAACGCTGATGTTGATCCGAGCATCCCTAGAGTGATCGTAGTTTCTCCGAAGCAGATCCAGGATCTGTTAGCGACCACGGAAGTCACCAGTTCTGATTTCAACACCGTAAAATCTTTAGCCCAAGGCCAAGTCACTGATTTTCTTGGCTTTAACTTCGTGACCTCTACTCGGCTAGGCTTGTCTGGTTCTACCAGAAGTTGCTTTGCTTACGCAGTAGACGGAGTCCTGTTGGCAGTAGCCAAAGATTTGACGGTACGAATCGATGAACGTCCTGACAAG